CGCGCCTTCGATGTAGTTCGCGTTGTCCGCCTTGAAGAAGTCGCTGTTGTCGAGGAAGATGGCCCAGAAGATGTCGTTGATCTTCAGGCCGCTCCCATGCCCGAGCTTCCTCGGCACCGTGGTGATCGCGCCCAGGTCGTCGTTGATGATGTCCCTGCGGTCGATGGCGAGGAGCAGGCCGTAGGTGTCGGCCTTATTGGTGTACTGTTCCTCGCCCAGCGTCCCGTGCTTGAGTTCGCCCCCGGGGCCGACCTGCTCGTACTGGTCGGTGCCGATCAGCCGGTAGCTGGTCACGGTCTTGAAGTCCGAGACGTTGCGAACGGCGCAAATGTTCCGCCAGACGCGCTCGACGGAGAAGAACCCCTCGAGCAGGAACTTGTTGGCAACGTTCGACAGGATGCCGCTGATGTCGACGGTCGAGAGCCCCGCCGCCTGGATGTCGTGGCCGAATGCGTGCCGCATCACGCCGCGGACGTCGCGGAAGTTGCGGCCGGAATAGCCGTTCGCCCACGCCGCTTCGAGCAGAAGCTCCTGGAGCCCGATCCCGCCCCGGAACCGCTTGGCGGCCAGATCGAGCGTCTGCTCGGGATAAAGCTTCTCGGCGTCGGCCAGCTTGGCGGTCAGCATGCAGGCCGCCTCCAGGACGGTTCCGTCCACGCTGTTGTCAGGCACGTGCGCCGCCGGAGCCTTCGGGCGGCTGGCGCGGAGTACCTCGAGCTCGCACTTGGTGGTGTCCCACCCCTCGCGGATCGCCTTCGCGGCGATGTCGGAGTGTCCCTCGCCGCAAACCTTGCGCACGGCCGCGATGCGCTCCTGCTCGGCCGCCGCCTTCTGGCGCATCTCGTCGACGGGGTCGGGCGCGGTCTCCGTGGCCTCAGGCGGCGGCGCCTGCGCCTCGATCTTGGTCTCGGTCTTGGCCTCGGTCTCTGGGGGCGTCTCGACCTGGGGCTCGGTCACGTCGGTCTTCTGCTCGTTCATCGTCTCGATCTCCTTTTCACTGGCCGCCGCAGCCAGGCTCGCCGTCGAGCCGCCGTCGGCACCAAGGTCCACGAAGCTGATCTCCCCGAGCGTCGCCTTGCGCACAACGTTCACGGGGCCACTGAACTCTCTGCCATTGACCGTCACGGTCTGGCTCTCGCGCACGAACTCGAACTGCTCGACCGCGGCGCCGATCGACGCCTGCCACGGGAACCCGTTCCGCGCCGAGGCCACGACCTCACGGGCGACCGCCGTGTCCCGCGACACCACGCCCGCGGCGATCAACCCGCCCTCCTGCACCGCGATGCTGTCGGTGTGCCCGACGCCGCTCGCCATGTCGTGTCCGAACCGGATCGGCCGCGACTGCGACGGGATCGCCAAGCCGGCCAGGTCGACGATCACCGGATACCGCCAGCCGGCGAGCCGCATCGCGCCGCCTGAGTACGCGATCATTGTGAAGCGCGGGAGCTTCGGCGCGCCGCCCGCGTTCTCCGCCGCCGCCTCGATGGTCAGGCCGCCCGGTTCGCTCAGGAAGCTCAGCTCGGAGCCGGCGTCTGCCTTGTGCGCCTTGCCCCAGAGCCCGTGGCACACGGCGGCGCGTTGCTTCTGCTTCGGATAGTCCCTGTTCATCACCTCATCCCCCATGCACCGGCTGATGAACTCGTCCTGCTTCTCGCCCTTGTGCGGCTCCGGCAATGGCATTGGTCAGTCCTCCTCGTCTTTGTCGGGATCTGCGACCGCCGTGGTGGTCGCAGCGCTCTCCCACGGCTGCGGCAGGCCGCGCTCCGTCCGGCCTTCGGCCTCGCGCTGGCGCTGAGCCTGGTGCTCTTCCCAGTCGACGCCGCGCTTCGCCTGATACTCGGCCTCGGTCAGGAGTCCGGCCTTCAGCAGCTTCTCGGCGGCGGTCGCTTCCTTCGCGGGATCGACATGCTCGCGCCCGTCCCAGAACCATTGATGCGGCGGGTCGTCCTGCTCCCCGAGGTCGAAGACTTTTCCCGCCTCGGCCAGCCACGCGGCGAGAATGCGATCCAAGATCACGTCCTCGATCTCGGCCTGCTCCACGCGGATGCTCTTGAAGTACGTCTGGTGATCGAGCCGCCCCGAAGCATAGTTGTACTGGGATGAGTCGCACAGGGCGACGTTCTTGGGCATCGAGAACGGACGGCCCGCCTCGGCGATGTACCCCTCGCAGACCTCCTTGAAGCTGGCCGTCGGCTGCTCGGCCTTGACCTGCGACGGCTCCCAGCCCTCCGGTGTGAAGACGGCCATGTTCGGCTCGAGGTCCATCGTCACCATCGGCTCGACCTCGGCCGCCTCGCCACTGGCGGGCATCGTGGTCTTCATGAAGAGGGCGATGTTCGCGGCGGTCCGCGCCGCGTCGAGGACGGCCTGGCGGTACTGCCGGAGCTGCGCGAAGAGGGGCAGCGACGGCGTCATCTCCGGGACGCCCCGGCTCTGACCGGGCCGGTCGGCGCGGAACCAGTGGATCATCGAGTCCGCCGGCACCTCATCGTAGTCCGTGCCGAGCGCGGCCGCGCCGGCCCCAGGATGCGCCTTGAGCACGTGGTACTCGACCACGTTGCCGAACTCGTCGAACACGATGCCATCCACGGCATTGGCCTGACCCGTTTTGCCCGGCGTGAAGCCTGGTGTCGCGACCTGGTCGGCCTCGACAAGCCGGAGGTCGAGCGTCACTGGGTGTTGGAGGTGCTCGTTGTTGAAGAGGAGCGCGAACGCCTCGCCGTCGGTCGCCCGCGCCTTGCGCATCGTGCGAAGCTTCTCGGCGAGCCGGACCGCCTTCGCCCAGCGGGCGAACTCGCGCTCAATGCCCCGGTTCGTCTCGGCGGCGTCGGCCAGCATCTGGAGGCGCGGCCCGGTGCCGATCACGTCGTTGGCGAGCGTGAGGACGATGCCCTGCGCATAGCAGTTGTTGGCGACCTCGTAACGCGAGCGGCTGCGCAGCGTGCGCCGCACCTCGGCGTTCGCCGCCGCGTCGGCCGAAAGCAGGTCGGCGTTCGCCCAGTGGCGCCGGTTGTCGGGCGTGGTCTGCGCGGCGTCGTACTTCGCGCGGATCACGCGCACCTGGGTGATCCGCCGCCCGACCACGAGATGTTTGAGCCACCTGAACATCGCCGCTCCTACACCGTTCCCGGGGGAATCAATTTCACGCGCGTCAACGCCGTTGCCGGATTGCTGCCCGCTCGCTTGCTCGCGAGATACTTGTCCGCCTCGATCTGGTCCTTCAGCGAGTGCTGCTTCGTGCGAACACCGTCCACCTCGGCCGACTCCGGCCCCTCGGCGTTCTCCTTGATGGTGTCCTTCAGGTCGTCGGGCATCGGATTCCTCCGGTTGTTCGTTGACCCGCCTTCGCGCCGGACCTGCATGCAGGTCCGCGGCTTCGGCGGGTCATTAGCCGGGCGCCTGTCCGCCGTAGCCCGAAGGGCGAAGGCGGGAAGCCATGAAAAAAGGCCGCACGAGGGTACGGCCCCGTACGGCCTTCAATCTCATCGGCATCGGCTCGGGTGATCAGCCCAAGCCGTCGCCCGGTTTCATTTGTCTATGATATTCTTACACGGTATTCATTCGCGGGCAAAGGATTTCCCCTGAGAGAGCAAGATCGTTACGCATCTAGAACTTGCAGACGTAAGTCGGTGTCGCCGGCAGGCTGAACGGCGAGCACCAGCCGCGGTGTGCGGGTACAACGTGCCCGGGTTCCAGTACGTCTCGCCGTGCGACAAGTGCGAGGAGGACGACGGGCATTGCTACCTGGGGTGCCCGTACAACGACAAGTGGCAGCAGCGGAACCCGTGCGACGACTGCGAGGGGAAGAAGTGCAAGACCTGCAAGTACCTCGCCAAGAAGCGCCAGCTCACCACGCGGCAACAACCCACCGCCGCGTCCTAGCCCCGCCCCAGTTCCCACTCAATAACGGATGGACGTACCGGGACAAGCCCAGTACGCCCATCTTCCGCTCGACCTCTGCATTCAAAACGAATGGCAGCTCTATTCTCTCTTCATCTTACCGCTCCATGCTTGCTGTGTGTAGATGACTCGGGAATGCCGCCCGCGCAATCACGCAATGTATCTGCTCACTGCCCCGCCGTCTTGCGACACTCGCTATTTCCGCGCCCCGTGTTTGCGGAGGAGTTCGACGATGTCCTTGTGCCCGCTCATGGCCGCCGCGCCCAACGGCGTCTGACCGGAAAAACGATTCGTCGCGTTGACGTTGGCGCCCTTCGCAATGAGCAGCTCTGCGATTTCCTTGTGCCCTTTGATGGCCGCAACGTGCAACGGCGTCTCACC